GTACATCTGGGGTAATCAAGAAGGTGCAGATGCTCCAGCATTTACTGACCAATCTTAATAAGGAGTAAATTATGGCTGACGCAGTAACATCACAAACCATTATTGATGGTGAAAGAAATTGTGTTATGAAATTTACCAATGTCAGCGATGGCACAGGAGAATCAGCAGTAGCTAAGGTAGATGTATCTGCCTTAGCTTCTAACTCTGATGGCAAATCTTGCTCTGAAGTTAGAGTAATGCGTATTAGCCATGCTATCGTAGGTATGTCTGTTCAATTATTTTTAGATGCTACAAGTAATGTTCTATTAATGGAACTTGCTGAAAGTAGTAATGGACATATGGATTTTAAAGATTTTGGTGGATTACCAAATAATGCAGGTAGTGGTAAAACAGGAGATATTCTTCTTACTACTAAAGGACACTCTTCAGGAGATACTTATTCTATCGTTATAGAAATGATAAAAGTATATTCTGATTAATTAGGATTTATTATGGCAAATTATATAATTTCAGAAACTGGACAATTTCCACCTCAATATAAAGTTTTAGAAGCTTCAGATGATGGTATATGGAGACCTATATTTGGTCCTGACCCAGACTTAGAAGATGCACAACGCAAGTGTGATGAAATGAATGGTGTTAGAGCTAGAGATGACAAAGGTCATTATGTAGCTGATGACCCATCAACACCTGATGTTAATGAAGCTTATGTTGGTGGTAAAAAACCAAAAAAGAAAACAACTAAAAAACCCGCAGCTAAAAAAAGGGGACGACCTAAAAAAGCTGCATCTAAATAGAGGAATAAATTATGGCAGGTAAAGAACCAAAAGGTAAAATGGCTGGAGGTAAAAGAACCAAAGGCGGTATGGCTGGAGGTAAGCGTACTAAAGGCGGTATGATGGGCGGTAAGCGTACTAAAGGTGGTATGGCTGGAGGTAGAAGAACTAAAGGCGGTATGGCTGGTGGTAGGCAACCTAGAATGGTTGAATCTGGAGTTCAACAAAACAAAGAATTTGTTAAAAGAACTTTCGGTGTTGGCGGCAATACAAGAATGACTAATGATAAACCAATGGAAAATCAAGGATTCCGTGGTGGTAGATTTATTAGAAGAAAAGTATTAGGTTTGGCTGGTGGCAAAAAGACCAAAGGTGGCATGATGGGTGGTAAAAGAACCAAAGGTTATGCCAGAGGTGGTAAATCTTAACTAAATAACTATGCCAATGAGAAAACAGGCTAAAATGCCTCCTAGAAATAAAAAAAACTTTAGACCTACTAAGTCTGGTGCTGGTATGACTAAAGCTGGTGTAAAAGCCTATAGGAGGTTAAATCCTGGTTCTAAGTTAAAAACTGCTGTTACTGGTAAAGTAAAAAAAGGTAGCAAGGCAGCAAAACGCAGAAAATCTTATTGTGCAAGGTCTTTGGGACAATTAAAACGCAGTTCAGCTAAAACTAGAAACGACCCTAATTCAAGAATTAGACAAGCTCGTAGAAGGTGGAAGTGTTAATTGAGAAAGCGTAGAGACCCTAAAGTAGGAACAGGTAAAAAACCTAAAGGCTCAGGTCGTAGGTTATATACTGATGAAAATCCAAAAGATACAGTTAGTATTAAATTTAAAACTCCAGCAGATGCTAGAGCAACTGTAGCAAAAGTTAAAAGAATAAATAAACCTTTTGCTCGTAAAATACAAATATTAACTGTATTAGAACAAAGAGCTAAAGTTGCAGGTAAAACTCAACAAGCAGCTATAGCTAAAAAAGGTAAAGAAGCAATTAGAAAAAAGAAAGGTAAATAATGGCAACAAGTGGAACAACAGCATTTACATTAGATTTAGCTGATATCATGGAAGAAGCCTATGATTTATGCGGTAGTGAATTGCGTTCTGGTTATGATTATAAAGGAGCTAAAAGAGCTTTAAATCTTATATTTTTAGAATGGCAAAACAAAGGATTAAATCTTTGGAAAATAGAACAAGCAACTCAAACACTTACTGCTGGAACAAGTAGTTATGCAATAGAATCTTCTGCTTTAGAAGTTATAGATGCTTTTATTAGAACTGATGCAGGAGATACAGATAATCAATTTGACCAAAGACTAAATAGAATATCAAGAACAGAATATAATCATCAAGCTGTAAAATTATTACAATCAAAACCAACTCAATTCTTTATTGATAAAGGAACTACTTCTAATAATATAGTATTATGGGCAACTCCTGATTCTGCAGAAACATATACTTTAGTTTATGATTATATTAAAAGAATAGAAGATGCAGGTAATGTAGCTAGTAATAATGCAGATGTACCTAGTAGATATTTACCATGTCTTACTTATGCACTTGCATATAATTTAGCTTCTAAAATACCAGAAGCAGTAAATAGAGTTCCAATGATTAAACAAAGGTATGATGAACTTTGGAATGATGTAAGTAATGCAGATAGAGAAAGAGCTCCAGTTAAATTTGTACCTGACATGAATCTTTACAGATGAGTTATGCTTTAGGAAAAAAAGCTTTAGGAGACTGTGATAGATGTGGTTTTACTTATAAGTTAAACGATTTAAAATACGAAATAGAAGATGGTATTCGTAATGGATTAAGAGTTTGTAATGATTGTTTTGATATAGACCATCCTCAATTAAAAATTGGTGAAGTAGATACATCAGATAATCAATCACTTTATAATCCAAGACCTGATAGAGGTAAAAAATCATCTACTGAATATTATGGTTTTAATCCAGTTGCAGAAACAGGGTTATTACTAAAAGCTAAAGTAGGAATAGTTAAAGTGAGTACAGAATAATGGCATTAACATTTACAACATTAAAAACAGCAATACAAGATTATACTAATAATACAGAAACTACTTTTGTAAATAACTTAGATGAATTTATTGTTAATACTGAAGATAGAATACAAAAATTAGTATCTCTTCCAGTATTTAGAAAAAATGTTACAGGTACTTTTACATCTGGTAATCAATATTTATCAACACCTACAGATTTCTTATCATCACATTCATTAGCTGTAGATAATAGTGGTTATGAATATTTATTATTTAAAGATGTAGCTTTTATTAGAGAAGCATATCCTGATAGTTCTACAACAGGAATACCTAAATATTACGCTAGATTTGATGAAGATACTTTTATTGTAGCACCAACTCCTAATGCAAATTTAACTGCACAATTACATTATGAGTATAGACCTACATCTATTACAACAAGTAGTGATGGAACAAGTTATATAGGCACAAATGCACCAGATTGTTTATTATATGGTTCACTAGTAGAAGCATATACTTTTATGAAAGGTGAACCAGATATTATGGCTAATTATGAAAAAAGATTTCAAGAAGCAATACAAAGATTAAAAGTATTTGCTGAAGGTAAAAATACTAAAGATAATTATAGGACTGGTCCTGTGAGACAACAGGTAACATAATGTTTAGTTTAGATGTAACAAGTAATGTTGGTGATATATCAGTTAAAACTACTAATAACAAAGGTTTAAGTCCTGAATATTGGACTGAAAGAATTATAGATAGATTAATATCTATTAGTGATAATGCTGACCCTATGGTTAAAGCACAAGCACAAGCATATAAAGATAGTATGACACAAGTTGTACTTTTATATTTAAAACAAGCTATAGCTAGTGATAGAGCTACTGTAGCAGGATTATTACAAAAACAAGGTCATAAAGATATGGCTGATATTATAAGGAGACTTTAATGGCAATTTCACAAGCTATGTGTACCTCATTTAAAAAAGAATTATTAGAAGGTGTACACAATTTTAAAAATAGTGGTGGTAGTACTTTCCAATTAGCACTATATACAAGTTCAGCATCTTTAGGTGCAAGTACAACTGCATATTCAACTTCTAATGAAGTTAGTGGAACAGGTTATACAGCTAAAGGTGGTACTTTAACTAGAGTTGACCCTTCAACTTCAGGTACAACTGCTTTAACAGATTTTGCAGATTTAACATTTAGTACAGCTACTATTACTGCTAATGGAGCTTTAATATTTAATGATAGTGCATCAGGAGACCCAGCAGTTGCTGTTTTAGCTTTTGGTGGAGATAAAACATCAACAGCAGGTGATTTTACAATTCAATTTCCAACAGCAGATGCTTCTAATGCTATTATAAGAATAGCTTAATAAATGGCTGTCGGATGGGGTCGTGCTGGTTGGGGTGTTGGTCCCTGGGGTGAACCTCATTCAGTTCCTATAACATTTAGTGTATCTGGTGTTTCTGCTACTTCTGCACTTGGTAGTGAAACAGTAATAGCTAAAGCTCTAGTTAGTGTAACTGGAGTTAATGCTACATCAGCACTTGGAAGTGAAACTGTTATAGCTGAAGCTAATACTTCTGTTACAGGTAATGTAGGAACATCAGCTTTAGGTAATGCTATAACAGCAGGTGCAGCAGTAACAGGTGTATCAGGAGAAGCTAGTGTAGGAACTCTTGGTGATGAATCAGTTTCTGCTTCAGCAGTAGTATCACCTACAGGTATAAGTGCTACAAGTTCATTAGGAAATATATCTTTAGTAACAAATAATATACTTTCAGTTACAGGTTTATTAGCAACAACAGCTTTAGGAAGTGAAACAGTAAAAGCTGATGCAAATGTTGATGTAACAGGAATATTTGCTACTGGTAAAACACAAATTGTAAATATTTGGACTGTTGTTAATGATTCACAAACACCAAATTATACAGAAGTTTCTACTTCACAAACTCCAAATTGGAGTGAAGTTGCATAAAAAATAAATTATAATTTTTACGAGGAATAAAATATGGCAAGTACATATGTAAATGATTTAAGATTAGAAGAAATGGCTACTGGGGACCAATCTGGAACTTGGGGTACAACTACAAATACTAATCTTGAATTAATAGCAGAAGCTTTTAGTTATGGTACAGAAGGTATCACAACTAATGCTGACACTCATAGCACAATAATAGCTGATGGAGCTACAGACCCAGGTAGGTCTATGTTCTTAAAATATACAGGAACATTAGATTCTACTTGTACTATTACTATTAGTCCTAATACAGTATCTAAACTATGGATTATAGAAAATGCAACAAGTGGTTCTCAATCTATAATAATTAAACAAGGTAGTGGAGCTACAGTAACTATACCTTCTGGTAAAACTAAAGTTATTTATTCTGATGGTGCAGGTTCTGGTGGAGCAATGGTTGATGCTTTTGCTTCTTTAAATTTAGAAACAAGTGGCATCATTGAAACCAGTTCTTCAATACAAACCCCCCTAATAGAATTTACTGATGGAGATGATGCCATAACCATATCTGATGGTGGTGCTACTACTTTTGCACAAACAGCAACTTTTAATGATGATATTATTATTGGTGATGGTAAAACTATAGGTTCTGCTTCAGATGTAGATGCTATGACTATTGCTGCTAATGGACAAGTAACATTTTCACAAACTTTAATTGGTACAGCTTTAGATATATCAGGCGATATAGATGTAGATGGAACTACAAACTTAGATGTTGTAGATATAGATGGAGCTGTAGATATGGCTTCTACTTTACAAGTAGATGGAGCTATTACAAGTTCAAGCACAATTAATGGCGTAACTATAAAAGCTGATGTTACAAACTTTACTGATAGTATTTTAATTAGTCAAAATGCAAGTACAGGTACTTTATCAAGTGCTACTGACAATGTTGGTATAGGTGATGATGTTTTTGCTGCATTAACTTCTGGTAGAAATAGTGTGGCTATAGGTTCTAATGCACTTGATGCTAATACATCTGGTAAAAATAATGTAGCTGTCGGACATGATGCTTTAACTACTAATACTTCAGCAGATGACAACACAGCCGTTGGTAAATCAGCTTTAGAATCCAACGATACAGGTGCTAGAAATACAGCCGTTGGTGCATTGGCACTAGACGCAAATACATCAGCTACAAATAATACAGCAGTAGGTTATGCAGCTTTAGGTGCAAATACAACTGGTACTGACAACACAGCCATTGGTAGAAATGCTCTTGATGCTTGTACTACAGGCGTGAACAATGTGGCTATTGGCGAAAGTGCTTTATCTACTTCTACGACTGGTTCTGGTAATACGGCTGTCGGTAAAGATGCACTAGCAATAGTAACAGGTGGAGATAATGTTGCTGTTGGTAAAAAAGCAGGTGATGCAGTACAAGCACATACTAGAAATACTTTTATAGGTGATAGTTCTGGTGGTGCAGTAAATTCAAGTGATAACACATTTGTAGGACAAAACTCTGGTTCAGCTATAACATCTGGTGATGCCAATACTCTTTTGGGTCGTTATGATGGGAATGGAGATGGCTTGGATATAAGAACATCTAGTAACCATATAGTGCTTTCAGATGGTGATGGAAACATGAGAATGTTCATAGACAATAATGGTAACATGGGACTTGGATTAACTAATGGCGATGCAGGTAATGCAAAATTAGTTTTTAATGGTGCTATTTCTGAGGGCTCAGATACAGCCATGATTGATTTTGATGGTTTTGGTACTAGGGGTAACGCATCCTCTCAATCTATTAATTTTAGAATGGGTAGAACTGGTTTTGCTACTGACCAACCTGCACAAATAAAAAGTTTTTTTTCAGGTGGTGGTGCAACTGCTGCTGCTACTAATATAGGCTTTAAATTTACTACGATTGTAGCTAACTCTCAACATGACGCACTTTTTATAGATGCCTCTCATAGTAGATTTAAATTTAATACTGATGAATCACCACAATCAAATAATCCACAAACAAATAACTGTTTTGTAATTGGTCCCTCTACCTCAACAGCAGTAACACAATCTTTAACTAATGCTTGTGTTTTAATTAATAGAGGTGGTGAATTATTTGCTGTTGATTCTTCACATAACAATACACAAATTACACCGCATAATTGGAACTTAATATCTGAGGGACCATCAGAAGAATTAGCTTGGACTTATTGGTCAGAAAGACCCAATCCTAGTAACCCCGATGAATTACAAGGTATAAATGTTGATATGGCTAAAGTCGTTAGAAAAGTAGAAGATTTAGTAGGTGAAAAACTTATTTATACTGAAAATTCAAATATGGATGACCATACACATCAAACTATTATTTCAGATATACAAGCAACATTAGCTGATTTAAAAACAAGAGTAGAAAATCTTGAAGGATAAAGAAGTACAAATTAATTTCAGAATGGGAGCTTTACCATCTGTTTATATTTTAGAAACCAAAATACCAGATAAAATCATTGATGATGTAAATGATTATATGGATGAATATAAAGAAGATAAAAACAAAAAATCACATTCTAATAATCTTGTAGGACAGACGCATAAAGGCGAACAACTTTTGTTAGAACACAATGATTCTCGTATGCTTGATTATTGTAATTTTGTTACAATGCTTTCAGCAGAATATATCAAACAATATATTGCAACAGGCAATCAAATAGACTGTCTAAAAAAAGTTGAAATAAAAGAAACATGGTCTGTTCATAGTTACGAAGGTGATTACAATCCAATGCATGACCATATTACAGATTCAATTATGGGTATATCTACCACAGCATGGACAAAAGTACCTCCACAAATAGGAGCAGAAGCACACGCAAATACAGATAGTTTTTCTTTATATAATGAAAGTGGACATTCTGACGGCTGTATAACTTTTCAATATGGTAAAGTATCTGCATTTGATACTAAAAGATTAATACCTTCTCAATCATTTGTTGTAACTCCAGAAATAGGTAAGTTACTTATTTTTCCTTCTTGGCTACAACACATGGTTTATCCCTTCAAAGGTGAAGGAGAAAGACGAACAATAGCATCTAACTTAAATTGTTGGGATGTGCAAACAAAAACACCCAAGGCGGTGCAGTAAAAGGAGAATAATATGGCACAAACAGTAGCAGAATGTTTAACAGCAGGACTTGATAGTGTAAGCCTAATTGATGGTGTACAAGCTGGAACTTGGAATGTTGAAGGCATGACACAAGATGAAATAAATGAAATGGTACAAAGAAATACAGACCACTTAGAAGTTATTTTAGCGTATAATGGAACTGGTGATAAACCTAATATAGTAAGTTCATCTAACAGTAAAAAAACTAACTGTACTGATGCTATTACAAAAGGTAAATCATATATTAGTTCAAATAGTTAATAACATTTTAAAGGAAAGAAAATGACAAAACAAAACCAAGAACCCGTAATAACTTTAAACGACAAAGAAATGAAAGTTTCTGATTTAACGCCACAACAACAATATTTACATTCTCAAATATTAGATTTAACAAATAAACAAAAACGCATACAATTTGAACTTGACCAAGTAAATGCTAGTTTAAGTGTGTTTCAAAATACATTTATAGAATCTACTAAAGAAAAAGCAGATGAAGTTTTAAATAATCCAGAGGAGGATAAAAATGATGATACTTAATATATTAGCATGGGTAACTGCAATCATATCTATAGCTTCTGTAATAGCAGCAATAACACCTACACCAAGAGATGACCATTGGTTTAGTTACATTTATCGTGTAATTGATTGGTGTGCTTTAAATATTGGTAGAGCTAAAGAAATAGCACCAAAGAAGTAATGGCAACTATTAAAGATGCTTTAAATGCTATAGAAGCACATGAAAGAGAATGTAAAGCATTATATAAAAGTATAGATAAAAGATTAGAAGATGGCTCAAAAAGATTTGATAAATTAGATAATATGATTTGGGCAGTCTATCCATTTATTGTTGCAGTTGTATTTTTAGCTAGGTTTGTATAATGAGTAGAGCAAAAAAAGCAGTAGAAAGAGTAGCAAAAAAATTAAAAAAAGCTAGTAAAGCTCATGCTAGTCAAGCTAAAACTTTAGAATCTATACAATTTAAAAAAGGTAAAAGTACAGTAAATAAAGCTGGTAATTATACTAAACCAGGTATGCGTAAGCGTATATTTAATAGAATAAAAGCTGGTGGTAAAGGAGGCAGACCTGGACAATGGTCAGCAAGGAAGGCACAAATGTTAGCAAAAGCTTACAAAAAAGCAGGTGGAGGATATAAATAAATGTCTCACCTTATAAGTAATATACCGCATTTTAAATGTTGGGTAAGAAAAGAATTTACAGCAAATCACGAAAAATATCATGGGGAGTTTATACACGCATTAGCTATAGCAGTTAATACTATTCCTGATAGGTCATTAAGTTTTCAAGTAGTATTTACAGGTTGTGAAGATTCTGAAAATAATGTTCATGGTGGAGCAATGTGGGCAAGGATGCCTATACAAGGTTTAGTTGCAGATATACCTGTAGAAGAATGGGCAGAACCTATGGATGACCATTTAGCACAACCTTGGGATTGTGAATCAAGAGAACATTCTGTAGTAGTTATGGATAGAGTAAGTTCTAGTCCTTGGTTATGTAAAATAGATAATAATTTTTATACTGGTAAATATTTATTTACAGTTGATTACACAGGAAATTCTATTGCAGATTGTCCTGCACAACATAAACAATCTCATGTTTTATACATTACAGAAGATTGTGAATGGAAAGGTAATTTAGTTGCTTTACCTAATAATAGAGTAAGAGCAACAAGTCCTGCTCTATGGGCAACAGGAGAGGGTGCACCAGATTTTAAACCATCTCAATATACTCATTCAGCAGAAGGACATGAAAGTTATCTTGACCCATTAATAACATTTAATAATTTGTATAGTGAAGGATTTGATGATGAAATTGAATAGACGACAAAAAGAAACTTTAAAAAAACATAGTAAACATCATACCAAAAAACATATGGACGAAATGATAAAAGCTATGAAAAAAGGTACAAGTTTTAGTGCTGCACATAAAAAAGCTGTAAAAAAAGTAGGTAGATAATGCCTTTAAAAAAATCTCAGAGGTCTTTAAAAAAATGGACAGGTCAAAATTGGACTACTCCTAGCGGAAAAAAATCATCTGAAACAGGTGAAGTATATGCTCCAAAAGCACAAATAGATAGATTAAAATCTACACCAAAAGGACGAAGAAAACTTGCAGCAGCAAATAGAAAAAAAAGAGCAGCTACAAGAGCAGGTAAACAACACGCAAAACATGGTTTACATAAAGGAAAAAAAAGATAATGGATAAATCTCCTGATGCGTTTGTATATAACGCTACACTAGAAAGAATTGTAGATGGTGATACATTTGATTGCTGTCTTGATTTAGGTTTTGATGTAAAACTACATAAACAGCGTGTTAGACTTGCAGGTATAGATACTCCTGAATCAAGAACAAGAGATTTAGCAGAAAAAAAATTAGGACTTGCTGCTAAAGAAAGACTTAAAGAACTTTGTTGTGGCAGTATAAAAGTTAAATCTTTAGGTAAAGGTAAATATGGTCGTATATTAGGCATACCTTACACAGAAGATGGTGCAGATATCTGTCAAATTCTTATTAATGAAGGTCATGCTGTTGAATATCATGGAGGAAAAAAAGTTAAAATTTGGGGTGATTACTAGTGGAATCAGCCGTTACTATTATACAAGAAGTTGGATTTCCTATTGCTGCTGCACTTGGTCTTGGTTGGTTTATATATAAATTAATAATGCGTATTGTTGATGGTATGGAAACTAAATTAGATACTGTTGATGAAAAAGTAGAAGGACAAATATCAGCATTAGAAGAAAGACTAGGTACAAAACTTGATACACAACATGGCATTTTAGTAGCATTAATAGATAGAGTTCGTAGTTTAGATAATGAAATTATTAGACAAGACACTTTAATTAAAACTATTCTTGGTGTGCCACAACTAATAGATAGTAATAAAATAGCAAAGGCAGATAGAGATGACCAAAGAAAAGATTGATAAAGAAGAATTAGAAAGATATAGACTTACAATAAGTATAGTTTTTATAGGTTTTGTATTATTTTTTGGTATTATTGTTATAAATTTAAAAGCAGATACTATTACTCATAAATTTAAAAATCCATCATTTAGCGGTATTGGTACAAGTTCACACTATTTAACAATAGAGAATCAAGAATTTAACCGCAAAATGAGTATCAAAGAAGAAATAAAAGCTATTCAAGAACAATTAGAAAGAGACAAAGAAAATACTACATTAGCTAGATTTATTCGTAATTTAGAATCAAGAATTTATGCACAGTTATCAAGACAATTAGTAGAAAATTTATTTGGAGAAACGCCAAGTACAGAAGGTACTTTGACATTAGAGGGTAATACCATCGAATATAGTATTAAAGATGGCATTATTACTTTAATTATTACAGATGAAAACGGAAATGTTACGGAAATTCAGTTGCCTATTGGCGATTTTAGCTTCTAGTTGTAGTTTAGCTCCAGTAGATAATAATTTGCAACAAGGTAAAACTTTGCCTAGTGTTTTACAAATACAATCAGAAAAATTATTAAATGTAAAACAACCTAAAGTCCCTATAGTTGTAGCAGTATATCCTAATAGTTTTACAGACCAAACAGGTCAAAGAAAAAGTAATAGTGAATTTGCTTTGTTTTCTTCTGCTATAACACAAGCACCAAGTCATTTATTAATTAGAACTTTAAAACATACTTCAAATGGTAAATTTTTTAGAGTTGCTGAAAGAGTAGGTTTAGATAACCTTACTAAAGAAAGACAACTTATACGCTCTGCTAGAGAACAAAATGAAGAAACAGATGGTAAAAAACCTATCATGCCTTTATTGTTTGCAGGTGTACTTATGGAAGGTGCTGTCATTGGTTATGATACAAATATAAAAAGTGGTGGTATTGGTGCTAGATATTTAGGTATTGGTAGTAGCAAACAATATCGTATAGATAATATAACAGTTGCTTTGCGTATGGTTTCTATAGCTACAGGAGAAGTATTAATTGATGTCTTAGTAAATAAACAAATTTATAGTTATGGACAATCACAAGATATTTTTAGATTTATTGAAGCAGGTACAGAACTTGTAGAAATAGAAACAGGAGATGTAGAAAATGAATCTACTACATTAGCACTACAAAGAGCTATAGAAGAAGCTGTTTTTCAAATTGTTAAAATAGGTTATAACAAAGGTTTCTGGGAGGAAAAAGATGAAACAATTAAAATTAATAAGCCTGATTGTAATGCTGACTGCATTGACAACATACGGGGCTGATAACGAAATATATATTGACCAGTCAGGTGCAACAGCTAATATAGATTTAGAACAAATTGGTTCTGGAAATATTATTGGTGGTTTAAATTCTGCAGCAGGTAGTTTAACTGCCTTAGATTTAGATGGTACAACTATGACACTAGATATAAATCAAATTGGTGATTCTAATAAATTTTTAGGTGATATTCTTGGTGATACTATAACAGGCTTTTTTGAATTTGATGGCGATAGTAATACTTTTACCATTCAAGGAGACCCTACTAATACATATGGTATTGATAATTCAAATTATAATGTTGATGTTACAGGTAATACTAATACATTTACTTTAGACCATGGAACAAGTGCTTTAGCAGAAACTCTTGATTTAGATTGGATTATACAAGGTGATGGTAATACATTTGACTTTGACATAAATTATGATGGTGGTACTTCTTATGTTGATGTTGATGGAGATAGTAATACTTTAAACTTTACAGGTTCTGGTTATGCAGGTGGTTACTTTTATTTAGACCAAACAGGTAATAGTAGAACATTTAATATTACACAATCGAGTACACAAGATAATGACTGGCTCAAAATTATATCTATTGGCAATAGTGGTACTGTGTGCGTCATTCAAAACGACCAAGGCACAAGCACAAGTTGCTGATATTGGAGATATATCTGAACTAAATGGTTCAGCACAAATTGTAAGAGATAAACCATACGAAGCTAATTTAAAGTTTGCTATACAAAGCAATGATGAAGCTATAACTAAAAATGGTCGTATGGCTATTACTTTTTTAGATGATTCAACTGTAAAGCTAACTGAACACTCACAGCTTTTAATAGATGAATATATCTATGACCCTGACCCAAGTAAAGCAAAAATGGCTCTTACATTTGGGCTCGGTACAGCAAGATTTATTACTGGCAATTTAAATCGTATAGATAAACAAAATATATCTTTAAAAACACCTACTGCAAATATAGCCATTCGTGGAACTGATTTTACAGCTACAGTAGATGAATTAGGTCGTAGCCTTATAATTTTGCTACCAGATGCTCTAGGGCTTTCTAGTGGCGAAATAGAGGTGGTTACAGCTACAGGAAGTGTTTTACTTAATAAACCATATCAAGCTACTACTGTAGATGTATTTGAGAGTTCACCTACTAAACCTGTAATATTAGATTTAACTTTAGATATTATAGATAATATGTTAATTGTTACACCACCTGAAGAAGAAGATATTGCACAAGAAGAAACAGCAACAACTAAAACAATTAATTTATTAGATTTTAATGATTTAGATATAGATTATTTAGCAGAAGATTTTTTAGAAAATAATAATTTAGAATTTACAGAATTAGATATTAATTATTTAGATGTAAATTTTCTTGAAGATTTGTTAGATGTTTTGGATGTTTTAGCAATAGAAAAAGAAGAGGACCAATTAGCTTTAGCCACAAGTGTAAATATTTCTGGTACTTTAATTGGTCAAGACCCAGATACACAAATAACGACAATAGTAGCAGGACAAGTTATAAGTTTGCGTAGAAAAATAACTGAATCAGTACAAGTAGATTTAAACTCAGGAAATGGTTATACAGTAATTTTGATACAAGATGGAGTATCTAATATAGTAAAAATAAATGGTGGAGGAGACTCTGTTATAACAATTAACCAAAGTAGCGGATGAAAAAATTATTATTACCTATACTTATAATACTTTTATTGCCATTAATATATCAGTCAACACCTACAGAAATATTAAAACTAAAAGTATTTGATACATTTATACAAACACCAGAACCATCAGGTAATTTTATAATACTTAATATAACAGAAGAAGATGTAGAGCGTGAAGGAGGTTATCCATTACCTAGAAAAAGATTAGCTGATATACAAATGGAAATTATTGGTAAAGGTGCTCTAGGTGTCGGTTGGGTTATATCTTTTCCACAAGCAGATAGAATGGGTGGTGATGAAGATTTTGGTAGGTCTTTAGGATATGTACCATCTGTTATTGCTATGTTTGAAGATGGTAAAGGTAATTATCCTAAACCAACAGGAACAGTAGTGAAAGGTGAAGATAATGGTGGTATAGTATCTTTGGGAGTTAAGGAAAACCTGAACACTCTTAAAAATAATACATTGCAGGGTTTAGCCATTGCTCCCACAGAAGTTGACCAACTTGTAAGAAGAATACCTCTTTTAGTTAAAACACCTAATAATAATTGGATTCCTAGTTTTGGCACACAAATATACAAAGCTTTATTTAATGTTAAAACTTATATTATAAAAACTAATGATAATGGTATAGAGGAAATATCAATACGAGGAATACCACCAGTAAAAACAGATAGTCTTGGTCGTAAATGGATTAGTTGGGTAGATACTGAACAAACAGACTTACAAGAAATGAATGTAAATGGTAAATTTGTTTTTATTGGGGTTACAGCTAATGGAGTAATGCCACAAATTGCAACACCTGTTGGATTATTAGAACCACATAAAATACAAGCAGCATTAGCAGAATCAATTTTAATACAAGATAGTCCTTATATTCCTGATTGGCATTTAGCAGTTGAATTATTAATTCTGGTGATAACAGTAATTTTAGTTTGGTTATGTGTAAATATTTTTGGAATAACGCTAGGAATAACATTTACCAGTATATTATTCTTTTTAACAATATTTTCTGGACATTATTTAATTCAGCGTGGAATATTAATAGATGTAAGTTGGACATTAATTTCACAATTTATAACTGCATCAATAGGTTTTTATTTAAGATTTAGACAACAATACAAATTAAGACAACAAATTAAAAAACAATTTGAACATTATCTTGACCCAAGACAAGTTAAAAAATTACAAGATAATCCTGATTCTTTAGTATTAGGTGGTGAAAAAAGATACTGCACTTTTTTATTTACAGATGTAAGAGGCTTTACTGCTATGTCTGAAAAATTAGAGCCAGAAGAAGTAACTAAAATTATGAATAAGGCTTTAACAATACAAGCAGATGCAGTTAAAAAATATAATGGTATGGTAGATAAATACATTGGTGATGCCATGATGGCTATTTTTAACGCACCAATTGACTTACCTAACCATGAAACTTTAGCTGTGTTATGTGCTGAAGAAATACAAGAAAATATTAAAAAAGCTGATTTAGGTGTTGAAATAGGAATAGGTATTAATACTGGATATGCTGTTGTAGGTAATATGGGAAGTGAAACAAGATTTGATTATACCGCTATAGGTGATGCAGTAAACCTTGCTGCTAGACTTGAAAGTTCTACTAAGGAAGTTGGTCAAGATATTGTTATTGGATATAATACAGTTAATGCAAAAGATTTTAATTCTGAAATAATATTAAAAGAATTAAAAAGTATATATGTAAAAGGTAAAACAAAACCAATACAAATATATACAATAAATTAATTTAAGGATTTTTATGAAAGCAATACTAAAAAATATAGTTGGTGCTGTTGCTCCTACATTAGGTTCAGCTATGGGTGGTCCTCTTGGTAATATGGCTATGGGTAAAATAGCACAAGTGCTTGGAGTATCAAACGACCAAAAAACTATACAACAGGCTATGCAAAACGCTACTCCAGAGCAAATGCTAGAGCTAAAAAAAGCAGAACAAGAGTTTGAAGTTCAAATGAAAGAGCTAGATGTAGATGTATTTCAATTAGAAACACAAGACAAACAACACGCTAGAGGTATGTTTAGCAAAGATTGGACAGCTAGAATTATAGGTTTATTTACTATAGGTGGTTTTTTAGGATATATATTCTTAGTTACATTACAACCACCAGAACAAAATAGTGAAGCATTAATAAATTTAGTGCTTGGTTATTTAGGAGGATTAGCTAGTGCAATTATTTCGTTCTATTTTGGAGCGTCTCACACCAACGATAAAGGAGAGTAATATGAAAATATCACAAGAAGGATTGTCCTTAATTAAAAAGTTTGAAGGTTGTGAACTTAAAGCTTATCGTTGTGCAGCTAATGTTTTAACAATAGGGTATGGCTCAACTAAAAATGTTAAAGAAGGAGATACTATTACACAAGAAGAAGCTGATAAATTACTTTTACATGAAATGAAAGAATATGAAGGTTATATAAATGACATGGTTAAATCTGATTTAAAACAAAATGAATTTGATGCTTTAGTATCATGGGTATTTAATTTAGGTCCATCAAATCTTTCTAGTAGCACACTTTTACAAAAATTAAATAATAAAGATTGGGATGATATACCAAATCAAATTAAAAGATGGAATAAAGCTGGTGGTGAAGTTTTACAAGGTCTTGTTAGAAGAAGAGAAGCAGAAGCTTTGCTATTTGAAGGCAAAGAATGGCATGAGGTTTAATTATGCCATTAGCCAAATATGTATTTAGACCAGGTATAAATAGAGAAGGTACTAATTATAGTAATGAAGGTGGCTGGTTTGATGCAGATAAAGTTAGATTTCGTAAAGGCAGACCTGAAAGAATCGGTGGTTGGCAAAAACAAAGTTTAAGTAGTTTTATAGGTACTTGTAGAAAAATTTATCCATATAAAGCAACTGATGGTACTGATTATATAACTTTAGGCACTCATCAAAAATTTTATGTATTACAAGGTAATGTTTATTACGATGTAACACCTATTCGAAAAACAAGCACTAATTCTATTACATTTGCAAAAAAAGAAGATGATACACCTATAATAACTGTAACAGATAGTAGTCATGGTGCTGTAAATGGTGATTTTGTTACTTTTTCTAGTGCAGTAAGTTTAGGTGGTAATATAACTGCAGATGTTTTAAATCAAGAATATCAAATTAGTTTAGTAACTGGAGCTAATACTTATGAAATAAGTGCAAAAGATACTTCAGGTACAACTGTAAATGCAAATTCAAGCGATTCTGGTAATGGTGGCTCTGCAACAGATGGTGTTTATCAGTTAAATTCAGGATTAGATGTTTATGTTAAATCTACTGGTTGGGGTTCAGGTACATGGGGTGAAGGAACTTGGGGTGCTACTACTGATTTATCTTTTACTAATCAATTAAGATTGTGGTCAATAGATAATTTTGGTGATGATACAGTATTAAATGCAAGAGCTGGTGGTATATTTTATTGGGATGAATCTTCTGGTTTAACAACAAGAGCAGTAAATGCTACTAGTTTAGCTGGTGCTAGTGATGTTCCTACAAAAGTATTACAAATAATGATTTCTGATATAGATAAACACGCAATAGCTTTTGGTTGTAACCCGATAGGTTCTTCTGATATTGACCCACTATTAGTTAGATTTTCTGATGTAGAAAGTATTACAGATTGGACACCAACTGCAACAAATCAAGCAGGTGGAGTTCAACTATCCATGGGTTCTACAATTATAGGAGCTTTACAAACAAGACAAGAAATACTTATTTGGACAGATGCAGGTATAGTTTCTATGAGATTTGTAGGTGCACCATTTGTTTTTTCATTTACTGAAGTTGCAAATGGTCCATCTTTAATAGGACCTAATGCAGCAGTAAATGCTAATAATCAAGTTTATTTTATGGATAGTGGTGGATTTTATAGTTATTCAGGTAGTGCTCAAAGATTACCATGTACTGTATTAGATTATGTTTTTAATGATTTAAACAAACAACAAGAATATAAAATATTTGGTGCTGTAAATGATATTGCTAATGAAATTTTATGGTTTTATCCTTCTAAAAATAGCACAGAAGTAGATAGATATGTTTTATATAATTATTTAGAACAAGTATGGTCTATAGGAACAACATCAGATAATTTTGTTAGAACAGCTTGGAATGAAGCATTAATATTAAATAATCCTATAGCTGCTAGTAAAAATAGTAGTACAGATAATAATAATTTTCTTTTTGCACATGAAATAGGTCATGGAGACGATGGTAGTAATTTTACTGCATTTATAGAATCAAGTGATTTTGATTTAGACCCTGATGGTGAAAAATTTATAGCAGTAAATAGAATAATACCTGATGTAGAATTTAGAGACCAACAATCTACATCTGATGATGTAACTATAACTATAAAAGGTAGAAATTATCCATTAGAAGATTTATCTACTTTATCTACTGTATCAGTTACACCAGCTTCTACATTTACTAATACAAGAGCTAGAAGTAGGCAATGTGCAATAAGAGTATCTAATTCATCAAATGATTATGGTTGGAGACTTGGTGATTTAAGATTAGATATAAGACCAGATGGTAAAAGATAATGGCAAATCCTAAATCAATAGTATTACCTTTAGCACAACAAGAATATAGTTCCGCAGATGAAGCAGTTACAAGAAGAATACTAGAACAAGCAATACAAGATTTAGCTATACAATTAGATAAAGTACAAAAATTACAAAATGTTGTAGTAAGTAAAGGATTAAAAAGACATCAATTTTTATTAATGGGAATGAAACATGGCTGATAATTTAAAAGTATTAGGTCAAGTTGACCCTGCAGCAACAACAACAACTACACTTTATACTTGTCCTGATATGACACAAACAACAGTTAGTTCTATAGTTGCAGCAAATAGGACAGGTTCTGCAATAACATTTAGATTAAGTATTCATGTAGCAGGTGCTAGTGCAGATGATAAACAGTTTCTTTTTTATGATAAATCTGTAGCAGCGAATGATTCTTTTGCTATAGTTTTAGGTATAACATTAAATCAGACAGATGTCGTAAAAGTTTATACAAGTGCAGTAGATATGAGTTTTAATATGTTTGGTTGCGAAACCAAAGAGGAAGATAGATAAATATGGATATAAAACAACAAACTAAGAATGTAGCAGCACAAGGTCGTTTTGGCGATTCTATGTTACTTCATGTAAATCCTGAAGAAGTTAAAGGATTAGCATCTGCTATGCCTATAACTATAAATCCAGAAACAGGACAACCAGAAGCTTTTTTACCTTTCTTAGCACCTATGTTAGGTAGTTTAATAGCACCAACAATTTTAGCTGGAACAGGATTATCAGCAGCAGCTATGGCAGGTATAGGAGCAGGTTTAGCTACATATGCACAAACAGGTGGTTCTGGTAGTAAAGCATTAATATCAGGTCTTACAGCAGGTTTAGGTTCAAAAGCTTTAAGTGGTGGTGCAGAAGCTGCAGTAGGTGCAGATGCAGCAACACAAGCAGCAACTACTGGAGCAGATATAGCAACACAAACAGCAGCAAGAGATGCTGCAATAAGTGCTGCACAAGAAGGAGCAAAATTAACTACAGAAGCTGGATTTAGAGGATTTACTCCTGGTGAATCATTAAAAACTATGTTTGGTAACAGAGGTCTTGATGCAGGTATAAAATCATTAGGAAGTGCAGCAATGACTCCTACTGGTATGTTAGCATCAACAGCAGCAGGTACTGGAGCTGTAATGCAATCACAAGAAGAATTTGAAAGACAAATGGCTCAAATGCAATTAGATGAAGAAGAGCGTAAAAAAAGAATGTATGAAATGTATCCTGAACAAATACCAGTAGCTAGTGGTGGTAAAATAGGATTTCAAAGAGGCAGTTTTGTTAATCGTTTTCAAGATGCTCAACAAAATGTAATTAATCAAGCTATGAATCCTAATTTAACAGGTCAATATAGATTACCTGCTCGTAGAACAGCAAGACCAATAGGTAGAGGTTTTATGCCAGGTTTTATGCCTGAATATTCTTATTTTGAAAATACAAATCCAAGTGCTACAGCATTAGGCTTTAATCCATTAAGCACTTCACCAATAAATTTTAATCAACCAACTAGAGGTTTTAGAAATATAAGACCTATGCCACCTAGAAGAGATTTTAGATTTAGACGACCTCCAATGTTTGCAGGATATGGTAATCCATTTATGCAATCACCTAGCTATCAAGGATTTTATGGTGTACCACAAATGCAACAAACTTTAAATCCTTATGCAAGATTTACTCAACAACCTTTACCTTATCAACCATATGTACCATATGTTCCACCAGTAGATACACCTCCTGATGATGGAGGAGGAACTGGTGGTGGTCAAACACCTCCTATAGACCCACCGATAGATATACCTGATGATGGTATTGGTCGTAAAGGTAGAACTAGAAATATAATACCTACAAGTTCGCCAGATGAATTTGTTACTACAGGACCTGTAAATAAAGGACCTAGACCTATAGAAAGAGCTATAAGACCTACAAATACACCACCTCCTACAATAACAGTACCTATTGAAGGTGGAGCAGATGTAAAAATACCTGATTTTAGTAAAATAAATACTCCAATAACTCCTCCTATGATTGGAGGTTTAGAGGATAGAGATGCTATGCGTGATGAAATGTCTATAGATAGAGGGTTAATGATTAATGAAAATCCAGTTACATTTACACCTCCTGTAACTTCTCCTCCTGTAACTCCTCCAACTCTTCCAACTCCAGCAGCACCAGCTAATACACCTATGCAAAAACCTATGTCTATTGGTGGACCAGGTGGTGGCAGAAATGATATGTTTGGTAGAAGTATGTTATTTGCAGAAGGTGAAGATACTAATAAAGAATTACCTAATGAAGGATTAAAAGCTTTAGCTAAAACAGAAAAAGGTAGAGAAGCTATAGAAAAAATGGGTTATCAAGAAGGTCAAGATATAAATATGCCTACTGGTCAATCAACAGATATGATGATGCAAGACCCTATAGTACAAGAAGTTATACAGTTTATTCTTGGTGAAACAGACGATAGTAATATTGTAAATGAGTTTATTATAAAGTATGGACAAGAACAATTTATGATATTAAGAAATATGATACTAACACAAGCTTCAGGTAATCCAAATGTACAAACTGAAGGATTAATACAAGGCACAGGAAGAAGTGGCATGGCTGATGATTTACCTATGAATATAGGTAATAAACCTATAGCTGCTGTATCACAAGATGAATATATTATTCCTGCAGATGTTGTATCTATGTTAGGTGATGGTAGCTCTGATGCAGGTTCTAAACAATTAGATGGTATGTTAGATAGAATTAGAATGGCTAAAACTGGTGGTAAAACACAAGCTCCACCACTTAATCCAGAAGAGGTATTACCAGCATGAATCAAGTAGCTGAAAAAATAGAATCAGAAGTAAAACATGATTTTGAAATATCACTTGTACCAGAAGATAAATTAACTTTAGTTTGGGAACAATGTGAAAAACATTTGCAAAAATCTTGTAATCGTTCTAATGGTAGAGCTTTACCTAAAGATATATTTTATGATTGCTTAAATAAACAAGCTTCTTTATGGATTATATTTGATAAAGAAACATTAGATATATCTGGATGTGCTATTACTAAAATAATTGAATATCCAACTGGTAAAAGAATGTTAAACATAGACCATATTGGCGGTAAAAAAATGAATGAATGGATTGATAGAGGTCTTGAAGTTATAAATAAATGGGCTAAAAGTAATGAATGTGTTGGCATAGAAGGAATTGGTAGAGCAGGTTTTTGGAATTGGATTAAAGATAGAAAAGGATGGGAAAAAACAGCAATTTTTTTTGAATATGAATTTAAGGAGAATGAATAATGGGTGGAAGAAGTAAAAGCTCACCAGCACCAACAGAAACAAGAGTAACTCAAACAGATTTACCAGAATATGTTCAGCCGTATTTTGAAAGACTTCTAAAAAGAGGAGAAGCAGAATCTAATCAACCTTACACACCTTATCAAGGTGAAAGAATAGCTTACTTTTCTCCTGATGAATTAACATCACAAGCAATGACTAGAGGTTATGCACAAGCAGGAACTCCACCAGAATTACAAATAGCTTCACAAAGAGCTATGATGTTAGGTGGACCATATGATTCTAGTTATCAAGCAGATTTTTTAGGTAATCCTTATGATGCACAAGGATATGGTTCTGGTTATCAAGCTGGTTTAGTAGGCTCTGGTTATCAAGCAGGAGATATAGGTCAAGGTTATTTATCAAGAGATTTTGGACCAAGATTTAATGTATTAGATTATGAATCTAATATAAATAGATTTATGAATCCATTTCAACAATCTGTAACTGACATACAAAAAAGAGAAGCTATAAGACAATCAGAAATGATGGGTGATAAAACTGCTGATGCTGCAGTTAGGTCTGGTGGTCTTGGTGGTTATCGTGAAGCTATTTTACAAGCAGAAAGAGAGCGTAATTTAAGTCAACAACTTGATGATATTCAAGCAAAAGGTAGTCTAGGTGCTTTTCAGTCAGCACAAGCACAACTTGCAGCAGAAAGACAAGCACAATTAACAGGACAACAATTTAATTTACAACAGTATATGGCTGAAGAACAAGCTAGACAAAGAGAAACACAATTAGATACACAAAGATATCAAGTAGGTGAATCTGCAAGACAAGCAGCAGCTAAGTTAGGATTAACAGCAGCACAACAAAATGAAGCAGCAAGACAAGCACAAGAAAAATATATGCAAAGTGCATTTGCTATGACTGAAAAATCATTTCAAGAACAAGGCAGACAAGATATTGAAAGATTTAAAGCACAAGAAGCTGCTAGACAAGCACAAGAAAGATTTGGGCAATCAGCTTTTGATATGTCTCAAAGATTTGGCTTGGCATCTGTAGATGCTTTAAGAGATGTTAGTGGCGATATACAAGATGATGTAAGACAAAGAATAGGTGCATTAACAGGCATAGGAGCACAACAAAGAGCAATGCAACAAGCATCTATGGATATGGGTTATCAAGACTTTTTAAGACAACAAGGATTTACTCAACAACAGTTAGGTTTCTTAGGTGGATTATTAAGAGGTGTGCCTGTTCAACCACAACAACAAATTAGTACTTTTCAACAACAACCAGGATTATTCCAATCAGCTTTAGGTATGGGATTACAAGGACTGGGTTTATATAAAGGAATGAGTTAATGTCAAATTTAGTAGAACTAGCAAATGAATTAGAGGATTTTCCAAAAGAACAGTTAATACAAATGTCGCAAGACCCTAACTCTACTTATCCCTCTTATTTAGTATTATCTGAAATAAAAAGAAGAACACAAATGGAAAAAATGTATGCTGCACAACAGCCTAAACCAGAAACAACTATTTCTGAAGAGTTAGTAGCAGAATATGCAGAAAGTCCATCTGGTTTAGGAGCCATGGCTCAGTCATTTGATACACCAAATGCTTTCCAATCAGGTGATATGGGCGACATGGCTCCGCCTTCTCCTATGCAGATGATGGCTGCTAATGGTGGTAAAACTGGATATTATCATGGCACTAATATTCTTTCACCAGATGATTATCAATCAGGTGGTAAAACTGGCTATCAAGCAGGTGGTGGTATAGGAACAGGTACAGATAGTTTATCTGCAACATTTACTAATCCAATATCAAATCAAGATATAAATAATGAACCAGGAGTTTTAAGTAAAGCAATAAATTGGGCAAAAGAAAATCCAGCAGACGCTTTATCATTAGCTGCTAATGCAGCATTTTTTATTCCAGGTGCAGGTGTTGTTCTTGGTTCTGCAGTAAAAGGAGGTCTTGCATTATTACCTAAAGTTGTAGCAGCAGCTAAAAAAGTTGCACCTGCTGTTAAAAGTGGTGTGCAAAAAACTTATACAGTTCCTAATCCAGCTTTACAAGGTGGCTTAAAAGTAGGGCAAAGAAAAGTAATGGACCCAAAAACAAAAACATCTAAAATGATTGATACTGCTACAGGTAAAGATATACCTGAAAGAGCATTTAGTTTTGGAAGAACTGGTGTAGCAGCATTACCTATTATAGGTTCAACTAAATTAGGTATTGAAAAATTATTAGATGAAGAAGAAATAAATCCAGTAACAGTACAAACACAAACTGAAGAATCACAAAAACAAGTTCTTAAAGATGTAAATACTGGTAATGCAAATGCAGATGAAGATAAGGGATTAGGTCAAAGATTAAAAGACTTTGTAAAATCTTCTCGTGGAGCAGATATGTTAATAGGTCTTGGTGGTGCTATAGGTTCTGCTAGAAATCTAGGAGAATTAAGTAGTGGTATATCTGATGCTTATTTTGGAATTAAATCAGCAGAACAAGCTGCAGAATTACAAGGTTTACAAGGTAGATTAATAGAAGCACAAATTTCTAAATATGAAGCAGATGTAGCTAATATGCCATTAGATATTGCTATTAAACAGTATCAATCTTTAAATGATTTAGTTGATTCTGGAGTTTTAACAGCAGACGAAGCAAAAATAAGAGAAGCTGCATTAATTAAAAGAATACAACAATTACAAGGAATAACAGTTGCTGAAAAAGATAAAAGAGATGAATTATTAGGTTTAGTTCAAGAAGTAGGATAATAAATTATGGCTGAATATGATATTGGCGGTGGGAAAAAAATAAAAGTTCCTGATAATTTAGACCCCGAAACAAGACTACAATTAGCTGAAGTTGTTAAAGATAAATACGGCATTGATATAAATCAAACATCAGCATTAGAACAAGCAGGTGAATTTGTAAAAGCAATACCAAGAGGTGTTGCTAGTTTAGCTTTAGATGTACCTACAGGTATTGTTGGTTTATTTGACATTGGCAACGACAGTAATTTATATAAAGGTCTTGAAGGTTTACAACAAAGATTAAGAGAGGATTCTGTATTAGCAGCAGACCCACGATATGCTGATAAATTTTCTACAAAACTAGGAGAAGGCATAGGTTCATTCGGACCATTCTTAGGTGCAGGTATAGTAGGTAGAGCATTATCTAAAGCACCAGGAGCAGCTAAAGGCTTCCTATCACCAACATTTACAGCACCAACAGCTTTAGCAATACCAACAGGTATAGCAGCACAAGGCGATAGACTACAAATGGCTAGAGAAATGGGTGAAGATGTAGGTGGTCTTACTGAAACTACTGCTGAATTATTCGGTGGTCTTATAGGTATAACTGAAGTATTACCTATTGCTAATATATTAGGTAAAGTTCATAAAAACGCACCATTATCTACTAAAGAAAAATTAGTATCAGCACTACAATCAGGAGCTGCTGAAGGTGGACAAGAAGTAGCTGCAAGTATATTACAAGATTTAACAGCTAGAGGTCTTTATAGTGAGGACTTACCTGTAGCAGATAGTATGTTTGAAGAGTTTACTATTGGAGGTATTATTGGTGCTGGTGCTGATTTAGTTGTCTCTAGTATGGCTGGTAAAAAATCTATTAGAAATAAACAATTAGAAGAAGATAATTTAAGAGTTAATGAAAATAAACAAAGATTAATACTTGCTAAAAAACAAGAACAAGCTATTGAACAAGGTGTGCTTGAAGAAATGCAAGATATGCCACCTATTACAGTTCCTCAAATTATTGCACCAGAAGAAAAACCTACAGAACCATCAATAGAGGTAGTTTCAACACCACAAGA